CTGTTACTGCGTATGGCATATCTTGTGCTCTTACCCAAGAAATGCTGTCAGAATGTTTGAAGAAGTTTGAATTTATCTATCATGAGTTTGAAACTTCTGTTCCACAATTTAGTGGCGAATTTCATAAAGGGAAGTTTACTCCTCTGTATGAAATTGAAAAACCCGTTTTTTCGCCAACCGTTACTAAGATTGAAAAATCCATTCTTCATGGTTCATGGACTCCTGCTCTGAAAGCTCCCGCTATTCTTGTTCCACATTATCATGAAGGTCAATATATCAATCCTCTTGAAGCTGCTTTAGACAACTATAGTAAGCCACCTATTGTTATTGATAATGATTTGTTTGAACTTCTAGCCTATCAACTCCTTGACGACTTGAAATCTCAATCTCCGATTAGATTTCGATCTCGGATTTTCACGATAGAAGAAGCTATATTAGGAATACCAGGTACTAGTTTTGGAGCAATTTCACGTAGTACTTCTCCTGGATATCCTTATATTGTGGACCCTCGCAGGAAAAGTACAGGGAAAAAAGACTGGTTAGGTTCTGATCAAGACTATGATTTATCTTCTGATCTTATGCAAGAAATAATTCAGGATGTTAAAGAATATGAAGAAAAAGCGAAGCTAGGCATTCGCGTTCCTATTCTTTATGTCGATTGTCTTAAAGATGAACTCAGGAAATTCAACAAGATTCATGTTCCTCGATATTTCCAAGTTAGTCCATTTCATTATCTGATATTGTGGAGAATGTATTTCGGAGCTTCTACTATTTGGTTATATGACAACAAAGTTGCTAATGGTTTTGTAGTTGGTGTTAATCCTTATTGTAATGATTGGGACAACTTAGCAAAAAAATTGTTGCAATTTGGGAATTCAGACTTAGCGAATATTGGAGCTGGAGATTATTCGGCTTTCGATGCAAGCGAAAAGTCAGTAATTCATCAGCATATACTTAATATTTTCAACGATTTGTATGAAGATGGTCCCGAAAATCAGACGGTGCGAACCGTTCTTTTTCTCGAGTTGATCAATTC